GGGGATCATCAGAGGGGAAAACACGGACATGGTCAACACGCCATTCGCGTACGGGACCGAAGTGCCGTAATCACCAGAAGTCTGATTCACAATTTGTGACATGCTAGTAACAGTTGGGAGGAAGGGAGTGTTCTGCCCCCAACCAATTTTCGCTACATGGGATGTTTTCTCACCAATGTCCATCACGACCATATAGTTCTTGTTGTACTCGCCGTTGGTTCTGGTGTACAACGGGTCCCACGTGAAGAGGAGTTTCCCCCGATGGTTGGCAGAGCAAACTACCTCGAAGCGGTATTCGCAAATTCCCCTCCACCAGGTAAATGGGAGAGAAACCCAACAAGAGGGTGTCACATGACTCTCCACATTTGGGGAAGCTCCCTCAGTGATTCCGTGGAAGGGCGAGCACCGGAACGAGGCGAGAGGTTGATCATGTGGGGTAGTTGAACTCCAAATGAACTGTCCGATGAAACTCTCCCGGTTTGCAAGGGATGAGAATGACAAATCTTGTCTTTCGGACCACATAGAGGCCGGGTCAGATGAGATGTCAGAACGGTCCTGAAGTGACAAATTGTGCCTGTCCTTCCCAGGGACAACGAATCCGGTTTCCATTCTAGTGTTCAGGGCTGATTCATTGACGACTTTCAAAAGGGGCATAGGGTGTGTTGTGGGCATGCACAATTCGAGATCCTCATAGTGTGCCATGATGGTGACAGTACAGGCTTGGTCTCCCCCATTTGCCATAGCTAGGGGAACGATCGTGCGTAGATACAACCTTCCCATCTGGGTCATTTCGTCAGAGAGAAGATCGACATAATCACGGTTGAAGATGAACGGAAGCAACATTTCACCCCCTTGTGACTCGCGGGGGGATAGTACAATGTGAGGCCGTTGTGAAAATTCAACCAAGTCCGCTTCCGACGTGGGTTCATACTCCGTCATCTCGTCATGGAGCGGTAGGGGTAGGTATCCCAACCACATCTCGCCGGAGTGGAACTGGTTTCCATCAATCAGAACTTTGATCCGGACACTCCCACGGAAGTACCGGAAGAACTCCATTTTGTTACGTATCACGGGATTGGCCATGAGTAAAGACCAAGGATCAAATGTGGTGGTCAGAACAGAGCCAACAGACCAAGACAGCGTTTTGAGCCGGATAGGACGTGTCTGTACCGTCAATGGTGTATCATGTGTTTTTACAGTTCCTGCAGCCGGGGAACTGTTGGCGGCCACAGCCATTACATCTGCTGTGGAGGATGGAGTTATAAACTCTATGTTATTTTCTTGGTTTTGGTTTGAAACATAGTTAATTTTCGAGGGTGGAGGTATGTCAGCCTCGTCCTTAACACCATCTTCACATAATGAATGCCGGATCCTTCCCTGGTGAGGGGGCAGAGCAGGTAATCTGTCCAAAATGTGTGTAGCTCGTGCGAATTGCGGGTCTACAAGTCCCTTCTTTACCATACCGTGGTAAAATCGGTTTTTCGCGTCTCTGATTTCTTCTTCGGAGAGGAGGGTCGGAGCCCTCCTACGCATCACCGCGAGGTAGTGTGCATAAGGTTCAGACAGAGCCTTCGAGTGTATGTGCATCCTCTCGGCATCCGTGCATGCGGCAATGAGCCTAGCTCGCATATCATTGAACGTGTCCTCCCCGTGGAGAACAAGTTCCTCAAGCACAGTCCGCATTATATTCCGTTCGACTACTGATGGGCTTTCCTTGGAAGGGAGCATGCAATGGAGTGACCTAGAGAGCGATTTGATTGAAAGGGGACCGACGATTCTGTGGAATTCATCGGACCAAACGAAAGCTCGTTGGCAGCAAGACAATTCGAAGAGTTCTAGCCCATCCGTGACGGAATCAGTTTTCTCCGAACTGGTGATGATTACCCCCTTCGCGAAAAACCAAAGAGTAATGAAAGACATAGAGAAACCACGGAGGATCGAGGACATAAGACTATCATCTCCAATCGACCCCACTTTAACATCCCTGGGGAAATCCTCAAGAATTAGACGGCACTCCTCGTAGGTCAACTCGTTCATCTCATCCCTGACGTCCTGGAGAACATCCGGGCTCAATTGGTCAAGGGTGAGTCTCCGCCGAGTTATCAACTTGAAAGCGATATAAGCCTCACGTGTTCTCAGCTGGACACCTGCGGCGTTGTTCTGGGTGATCGTTAACTTATTTCCGCTAGTGTTGAGTGCCATCCAGAGCACTTCTCCGTAGAGATTGAGGAAGGGGACAGCCAGCTCCATACCACACTTTCTGATGTACGATGCGTGCTCGTTAGAGCCACCCAGCCGTTCGACAATCTGCGCCAAAATTTCCGTAGTGGCTTCCAATTCTTGACTGTTGAATGACAAATCCATCTTCTTCGTGTCGGCGTCCAGAAACGTGACTTCATCTCCGTCCATGCACATGTGATCGTATGCTATGTCGTGCCAATCTTGAGATTGATACGAAACCCCCTCGTAATGGCGGCTCGTTAGAGGTATGGCTCTCAACATCCCAATCACATCACCGAAGATCATTGTCTGTGCGATATGATGGGCCATGGATTGGGAAGTAACAGTCCGACCGGATCCATTTCCAGTCTCAATTTTGGAACAGAGGGTGGGATCGTCCTTGATTGCTGCCTGCACTATTGTGTTGCATGTCGTGCCATTGTTCCAGGCGAAGAATATGTGCATAACTTCTTTCTTCAATTCGGGGGCACAGGATGGAACCAAATCAGGGTTGTCCACAACAGCATGATGCGTCCCAACGCTGTGGGATGCCGGGGGAATCACGTCTACCTCGACGAAATCCTCCTCAAACTCAGGTAATTCCATGTCCACCTCCTCCTCATCGCAGAAGTTGGACTTGATGACTCGGGTGTACTTTTTTCCCGGGCATCCCCCTCCGCATGCTTTATTCAGAGCCATCGGTTTGACGAAATTGTTATTGGGAATGCCTCTAAGAGCCTCATCGTAAGAAAGCATTCGGGGTTTCATTCCTAAGTGGTTCATTTTGGGAATGAGACCGTCAACATAGTGTCCGATGAGAGCGGCATTAACGTTGCGTCCCCTGGGGTACGCACCACGAGCTCCGTAGATCAAGGCTTGAGCTCCTGCTCTGTTAGAGTTTAACGGAGGGGGTCCGTGGAGACGGGGAATGCCGTTCGCCTCCAGGTGAGGTGAGAGAGGCGTGATGTACACTTCCGATTTTGGAGTTGATCTTGTGGATGCGTCGTGACCGAACACCATCACACACGGAGGTGTTGCGGTACACTCCGGACCGTCGTTGGAGGCTCTGATGAAACGCGTGCACACACGGTTGGATGGTTCGTCAGTCTTAACACGGGGACAGGTGGGAATCTTGTTGTCGAAAAAGAGGTTCTCGAACATGATTGACTCGTTCTCATTCTTGGTACATGTTCTCAAGAATCCATGCCAAGCATCCCTATCCACGATGGAGGCATAGGTGGTGTTTGAATCAACAACTCTTGACACGTGAAATCCGAGTAGAGCGGGATTCTCCGTCGAAATGAGGGGACTACCACAATCTCCCGCATGTGTTGTGCGGGTTTGCTCACATTTGTAACCGTACATCGAACGTGTCTCCGTGAAAATTCGGGTGTAAGAGACAAAACACTTCATTGCTTCGCCGGTCGCGTGGAGTGTGGCTTCGCCGACATCCGAACATTCATCCACAAAATCCGCGTAGTGGGAGTGGATGTCGTGCTCGAGAAGTCGGTGAATTGAGCGGTACGGATAACGGGTCTCCAGCAACGCGAAACACATATCAGTCTCCTCATCTCTGTAGTTGATGCGATGAATCTTGCTAACGACTGTCAGAGATTTTCCCATTGCGAAAGACAGAGCATAAGTGCCATCAGCTCTGACTTCGTCCTTGTGGACAGGAAGTAGTAGCACGTTGGGGGACATGAAAATCGCTCTGACTTTACCGGTTGCGGTACAGGTTACAGCGTCCCAATTGCTCAGTGTGACGGTGTTCTGAGCGATACAGGAGGCAATATGCTCAGCAGTCATGGTTCGAATGGAATGGGGAACCCGCAATTTCATGTTAACGGGTGTCCTTTGTAACCAAATGTCCGGCTGTTTCGCCCGACGGACAAGGCTGTTCTCAGATTTGGGTTCGAAGCCTTGATCATCCACTTGGGGAGCAGACATCTCACTAACAGAGTCGGAGGAATCCATCACAATTATAGGATCGTTTTGAGCCCCGAGATCTTCGGGACTTGGATTCTGCTCGTTCGACTTGTAGGACTTCCTGGTCATTATTCCGGCAGTGACCAACCCAAACACGCCCAATGCGACAGCCAAATCGGCATACGAAGTGTCCCAATATTGGGTAATACCCTTGACCTGTGTATCAGGGAATAGGCGTTTAGCAACTTTCAGGGACAGAGTCTCCACTGAGAATGTCATGACGACCATTATCGAGCTGAAGACAATGCAAGGTACGATTCCGACCCATATGAATGCGGCTCCAACACAAAAGGTGGTGTAGAGATTGAAAACCGAGGAGAGAATGCCAGCAATCCCTTTACCCGACACCCTCTGGGCGATGGTTGTCGAGGCACAAGGCATGTAAACCGTTTTCTCTCCCGCGGGAGGCCAGATTGCTGCCTTGAGGGCTTGGGGGACGGTTCTTCTTGTGGCGAGGTCCGTCTCGTTCAGGATGGGTGGGATATCACTTCCGGGAATCTCTTCCAGTTGTGGAATCACAGGTTCTTGGAAATCGGTTTGATCCACGGGGAGGTCCTTTCTGCGACGTGTGACTAGGTCCTCCTTCCCAGGCTTGGGTAATGACATCCTTGCGATTCCGTGAGCCATTTCGTTAAAGGCCTTGCCCCACCAACCTGATTTGGAGCGAGGGGGGTCTTCAATCACGGCAGGACAGAATTCGTCACCGCGCCAACGACATAGACAGGTGAGATGGGGATTAGCACATCGTAAGCACAATGTCTGAGACCGGCCATCGTTGAGACCGGAATTAAACTTGCGAGAAGAAGCCAGCCGTTTGCGAGCTCGGTCGTACATCCATTTACGCCATTGAGGCATGGTGAGTGGTTTGTCTGTCAAGACTTTGCTCATGAATTTACGCCCTTTTCCACTTTCGTCCCCCTCCTTATCCATGGTCACAATTGTGTAAGGGTATATCAAGTAGGTATCTTCATTCGGGACCCATTTCTTGTCATACTCGTTCCATACTTTATCACATTTCTCGGGATCGGGAACAAGGTGGTCGCCATGTTCCGACTTCATGCCGAATTCCGGTTTGACTGTGACCTCAAAGAAGTCTACACGTCTGGCCGACGCACCCGGATCCCGGACTCGCGATAGCCCGAAATCCTTCTGGTTGCAGGCAAAAACACCACCAATCAGGAAATTCCATGTGATGTATTTCTTTTCCAGGTCTGGCATGTTGAACTGAGAGGGTAGTGTATCACACAATCGTGCAGTGTCGAAAAAGACGTCCTTCGAATCTCCCTTAACAACGATGTTGTCATGTTCAGTCACCTGAAGTACCTTCTTTGAACTGGTAGCTCCTGTATGCCAACCATTCGAATCGGGGGAGCAGTTCCAAATGTCGCTAGGCTTAATTGGGGTCTCATAGGCTAGGGACAAGACACGAATATAGACCTCAGCACACAGGGATTTCCCAACACCGGGCTTACCGTAGAGACCGATCATGTATGGCATATCCTTTTCAGTCCGTGAACGGACGGCCATTGTGATCACCGTGTTTAACTGGGTAGCTCGGGTGAGGAAATTAACGAAAGTCCCCATGGCGGCCGGCTTAACGGCTTTGTTGCTAATCAGGGAGTGTAAGTCATTCACAAGTTTTCTCACATCCCGTTCATACTCCTCGGTGGAGGGAATGTTGGGATCATCCTTCCTCATCAC